AACGTAACGCAGACGCTAAAGTTAAAGCTCAAGCTGATTTAGCTCAACGTGATTTTACGGCTCATTTAGCGCGAGGTACATCAGGCGCTAACTTAGGAATGACAGTAACGCTAGGCGCTGATGTTGATAGTGCTATTGCTCAGCTACCTAAACAATGCAAGTTATTGTGTCAGTACTTAGCAAAACAAGGCGGTACGGCTACGTTTCAAGTACTCAATGATTACGCTGATACTGCTGATGGTGTGGAGTACTGGGGCAAAGGTACTATACCTTATGAGCAATCAGTGGCAAAGATTGCTAGTCATTACATGGCTATGTTGTTAGGTGAAAAGGCATGGTCTAAGAAACTAGGCAAACAAGAGATTATCCGCGTAGTAGCTTAATCCTCTAACATTAACTAACTAATTAAGACCGCCTAATAAGCGGTCTTTTTTTGTGCCTGTATATAATACACACATAAACACACACCTATAATAATACTCTACTCTCCTCTTATATATAGCCATAGGAGAAAAGCGCCTATATGAACCCCTATACCCCCCTAGCGCCGCTACCCACCCCCCTCCGCCGTGTCCCTTAGGTTCAGCCTCTCTTTTGCAACTACTTTACAAATAAGTCCCTAGTGAAAAAAATTTTGCAAAAAATATTTTTGCGAGTATACTTTTGGAATGGGATTAAAACTATCCATTGGTTTAGGCATTGCTTTGTTACTGTTATCAGGTAGTTTTAAATTGTATTACGACAAATCTGAAGCACAGAAAATGGCACTCACCGTGCAGCTCCAACAGTCGATGGATAACCAGTTATTACTAGAAAACTCCATCGCCAAACAAAACCAACAAATAGCGGAACAGTTACAGCGTGAAAAAGACAATCAAGCCCATATCGCCACCTTGACTGACGCAAACAATGAAGCACAGAAAGAGGTCAATCGGTTGAAACAAACTTTTGCCAAGCATGACTTAAATATGTTATCTATGGCAAAGCCCGGATTGATCGAACGTATAGTTAATAAAGGAACGGCTCGTGTAGGGAAAGAACTTGAAGCCCTGACCGACCCAAAACAATTTGATGAAGAAATTATTACTGATAACGCTAATACTAACTAGCGGTTGTACCTCACTTGGTTCGCGGTTCACGGTCCCCGAAGTGAAGCCCGTGGAAGTTATAACCGTAGAAAAACGCCCACCGACGTACCACCCACCGTTACCCAATCAAATCACACCGATGCCTGTGGAATGGAAAGTGTTGACTCCCGATACGATGGCAGCGTACCTTGCAGATTTGGAAAAAGGGGAAGCCCCCTCGCAAGCTTATTATGGGTTAACGAACAAAGGGTACGAGAATCTTTCTAATAATATGTCAGAAGTAAAAAGGTACATTAGACAAATGTTGTCGATTGTTGAATATTATAAAGAATTAGATAAACAGTAAACGCAAACCAAGGACTCCTTTCCTTGGCTTATCTCCTTTACTTTTTAAAAAGGAATAATGTTTTACATTTTGTTACTTTTTAGCATATACTTAGCACATGGCTGAACCAGCAAAAAATGGTATACTGGAATATCTGGAAAGTGTTCGTTCTGACAACCCAGAAACCTTTACTGAACATCAAACAGGTATAGGTAGAAAAGGATTTAGAAAATATATTCCTGATCCCACTCAAGTTGCTGACTTTTTAAATTTTCCTCAGAAAAACGGTATTAGGACTTTAACTCCTGATGTTCCTATCAAAGTTGATCCTTCTAATAAATATTATAATCCAAACACAGAATATTTTGCAGGGGAAGACGGTCAGTATTACTCCACCACTTCCGGTGGAACAAGACTGTATCACCAACCTGATGGTTCTCTTGCCGCGTTTCCCAAAGAACGGGGCGTAGGTGATTTCTTAGACGAGATGGGAAGTGAACTAAGTTATCTAAATTCAGAACAATTTTTAAAAGATAATCCAGAGGCAGAGTATAGTCCAATAGCACTTGGAGGTAAGGCATATAGAGCGATTCAAAATATGCCTGAACATGACGAAGAAGCGTTCATGGATGAATACTATGGGGAATATCCCGAAAGATCTGCAGATACAGCACTGGGGATATTATCTGCCTTTCCTGCGCTTTCTGGCGTTAGATTAGGAAAGGCAGTACACGGTATGATAAAAAACCCTGCAAAATTTAGTCGTTTATCCAAAGCTGAACAAAATAAACTAGATTGGTTGAGCGTGAAACCTGTTTTACAGTTATTAGGACTGTTTGGGGCAACACTTGATACAGGACTAGAAAAACGTGGACGTAGAGAAAAAGAAGCAGAAGAAATGGGTATTCCTTTTTCTGAGCATCCTGAATTCCAGAAAAAAGCTGACGGTGGTTCCATATACGAAGCCGAAAAATCATATGACTACGATCCGTCGTCTTGGGGTCCTGTATTAGATTTCCTTAAAGCAGAAGCAACTGATCCTGTTAATTTAGGACTTAATCTGGCTTCTTTGACTCCATGGGGCGCAGGAATTAGGTTTGGTAAACTAGGAACTAAAGCTGTTCCAGCTTGGTTAAAAGGAACTAAAGAACACGATAAATTGCGAAAAGCAGCTGCTTTGGACAAACGTGCTACCGCTTCAAAGAAAGTTGGAACAGAAGGTGATTCATTTGAACAAGTACATGGAGATAAGTTAAGGGAACAAGCATACGATCTTGAAAGAGAAGTTTTTGATAGTTCTTTGTGGAAGAAGAATTATGTTGCTCCTAAATCTAAATCAAAATCAGTTATTCCTGAAGGAGGAATTACTAATACTCAATCAGCACAAGCAGCAAAAAGAGAGATTGATAAAACATTAGGAACCAATATAAGTAAACAGAAACTTATGCCTAAAGGATTTAAAACAAGAGAGGAATTAATGGATGATTATAATAAAAAATTCAGCTCAGTTGTAGATGATATAATAAAACCAACACCTCCAAAAGACTATTCAAATATGGGTATCATGGAACTTTTAGAAGAAATAATAAAGACTCCTCCCAAATAAATGACCACTAACCGAGATCGTCTTGCCGCATTACGCAAGATTGAATTAGATTACCTAGATAAATCCGAAGCCAAAGAATTCACAATTCTCCTAGAAGAATTAGAGAAACGCGAGTTCCAAGAAAAATCCACTAGCACCTTCTTAGATTTTGTTAAATCTATATGGGAAGACTTTATAGAAGGTGATCACCACAAGAAAATGGCAAAAGCGTTTGATGATATTGCTAGTGGTAAATTAAAACGTCTAATTATCAATATGCCGCCACGACATACAAAGAGCGAATTTGCATCACATTTGTTTCCGGCATACTTATTGGGGCAAAATCCTAAACTAAAAATAATTGAAGCAACCCATACGGCTGACTTAGCTATCAACTTTGGTCGTAAAGTTCGTGACTTGATTGACGGTGAAGAATACCATGAACTATTTCCTGAAACTGAACTAAAAGCGGACAGTCGTTCTGCGGGTAAATGGTTAACGAACAAAGGGGGCGAATACTACGCGGCAGGTACAGGTGGTGCATTGGCTGGACGGGGGGCGGATTTGTTCATTATTGACGATCCCCATTCAGAACAAGATGCGATGTCCGATAAATCGATGGAAGAAGCATACGAATGGTTCATGACTGGACCACGACAACGGTTACAGCCGGGAGGTGCAATCGTTATTGTAATGACACGTTGGTCTAAAAAAGACTTAACAGGTCGTTTAATTAAGAAAATGGCACAGGATAAAGGCGCAGATCAGTGGGAAGTCATTGAATTTCCTGCAATTTTACCTAGTGGTAAGCCACTTTGGGGCAATTTTTGGAAACTAGAAGAACTTGAAAGTATAAAAGCGTCTGTTAGTCCGTCTAAATGGGCGGCACAATACATGCAAAGACCGACAGGTGAAGGTATTTCGATTATTCCTAAGAAATGGTTTAAGGTCTGGGACGAAGATAAACCTCCCAAGTGTAAATATATCATACAAAGTTACGATACCGCGTTCTTAAAAAGTGAAAGAGCTGACTTTACCGCGATAACAACATGGGGAGTTTTTTACCCAGAAGGACAAATAGGTGAAGACTTATATGCGGGCGGAGAAGCGCATTTAATTTTGATAGATTGTATAAAAGAACGGTTTGATTTTCCCGAACTTAAAAACGAAGCGTTACGTTTGTATAGTTATTGGGATCCCGATGTCGTGATTATTGAAGCGAAAGCTAGCGGGATTCCGCTAGTACAAGAATTACGCAGAATAGGTATTCCTGTAAATACTTTTTCTCCCGGAAAAGGTCAAGATAAGATAGCAAGATTGAATTCAGTCTCGCCAATATTCCAAGATGGGCGCGTTTGGGTTCCGGAGAATAGGTGGGGAGAAGAGTTAATGGAGGAGGTTACAGACTTTCCCAATGGTGAGAATGACGACTTAGTTGATGCTACGACTTTAGCATTAGCACGGTTTAGAGAAGGGGGCTTTTTGCAATTAACAACAGATTATCATGAAGACGAAATTTATTTTAATCAGCAAAGGGTTTATTATTAATAAAATTAATACTATGATGTTCACTTATGGCTATTGAAAAACAACCTTTATCGTTAGTTCCTGATTCGCAAGAAGAAATTGAACTAGAAATCACACAACAACCAGCAGAAGAAACGGAAGTTTTTATACAACCTGATGGTTCTGTTATTTTAGGCAGTGATATGCCTGATGAATCTTCTACAAAGTTTGGTGAAAACTTAGCAGAGTATTTAGACGAAAAAGAATTAAACACAATAAGCTCAGAATTAGTTTCTTCTTATAAAGATGATTTAGAGTCTAGGGAAGATTGGTTTGATTCTTATGTGAAAGGACTGGATTTATTAGGAATAAATTCAGAATCTAGATCACAACCGTTTGAAGGCGCGTCTGGAGTACACCATCCGATACTTGCGGAAGCCGTAACTCAGTTTCAAGCGCAAGCATACAAGGAATTATTGCCTGCAGGAGGTCCAGTTGATACCGAAGTGTTAGGAATGACTGACGATGCGAAGTTAGAAAAGGCAAATCGCGTTAAAAACTTCATGAATTACCAAATTACTTATAAAATGGAAGAATATGACTCCGAAATGGATCAACTTTTGTTTTATTTACCGTTAACTGGCTCTGCATTTAAAAAAGTTTACTACGATCCAGCTTTGGGACGCGCTACAGCACGTTTTGTTAAGTCAGAACACTTAGTTGTACCTTATTACGCAGTAGATTTACTCACTTCACCGCGAATTACCCACGTAATTCACATGAATGAGAACGAATTGCGTAAATTACAGCTCTCTGGTTTCTATAGAGACGTAGAAATGAGCTCTCCCGGAACAAATGTTGAAAGAACTGACGTTGATGATAAAATTGATGAACTTCAAGGACTTACTAGAACAATTAGTGACGAAGAATTCACTTTATTAGAGATGCACGTTGATTTAGATTTGGAAGGTTACAAGGATGTTGGTAAAAATGGGGAAGAAACAGGACTAGGATTGCCTTATATTGTAACTATTTGCAAAGATAATAACGAAATTCTTGCAATTCGTCCAAATTATAAAGAAGATGACCCAATGCGTAGAAAGATCGAATATTTCACGCATTACAAGTTTCTTCCGGGACTTGGATTCTATGGTTTCGGCTTAATTCATATGATGGGCGGGTTAACTAAGTCAGTTACGGCTATTTTACGTCAATTAATTGATGCAGG